TGACAGCGTGGGGGTGGCCGCGCCGAGCGGACCACGCGCCTTCGGCCCAGCGGGTCGAACCCGTGAGTGCGGTGGCCGGCAGGCGCTTGATCACGGTTGCATCAGCGTGCGTGGCGTCGGTGTACGCGGTGATCTGAGCGTACCCGGCACCATCGTGCAGGAACGTCCAGGTGACCGCGCCGTCGCTCTCCGCGCCGCTGGTGTGGATCGGAGGGCGTGAGCCTGCCGCAGCCGTGGTGCCGGACTCGTAAATGTTCCCGAGGTAGTACACGATGTCGCCGCTGGAGTACGAGACCCCTGTGGTCCACTGGTTGTACTTCGAGGCGCTGACCTCGCTGATCTTGAAGTACGACCCCACATCCCCCGCGACGAACAGGGACGCGGACGCCGTGAGCGTGATGTTCCCCGTGACCGCCGATGCCGTGAGGGTCGTGGTGCCCACGTTCTCATCGTTGAACGGAGGCCACGCGAACGTGACTGCGGTGATGGTCCACGACAGGGCGCTGGTGCGAGCCAGCTTGTACGGAGGGTGAGCAGGGTGCGTGATGTATATCACGTCTGCCGACTGCGCGTACTCCAGCGCCGCCAGTTGCGCCGAGGTGTACGGGCTCACGATCTCGTAGGGGGTGCTGGGGGCCGACTCCACGACACCACCTCCAAGGTAGAACCGGATGTAGAGGTCCCCGAACTCTAGGACGTAGGCTTGCGTGGTGCTGTACTCGAAGGGGATCAGGCGCGTGGCGTCCGCGGAGTCCTTGACCTCGGCGACGAACCGGGTGCCGGGGCGCTTGCGTGCCGGCCCTTGGATCTGCGGGATGAAGTTCTCCAGCGTCTCGCAGCCGTTGCGGTACTTGTCGAGGGTCGGACGTCCCTTGAGCAGGGGCGACAACTCGCCAGCATTGAACGAGGTCTGAGCGGGTGCGACCATCTCAGTACCTCACTTTGATCCAGTCGTCTTCCTCGTAGGCGGCAGGCGGGTTCTCCTGCGCATCGGCTCGCTTCGCATCGTCGAGGAATGCGTCGTACTCCTCCAGCAGCGCCTTCTTCTTGGTGGTGCTCTGGTCGAAGGCTTCGCTCAACTCGGCGGCGAGGCGCGTGGCCACGGTGTCCACGAACAAGGCATCGTAGACGTTGGGGTCCTCGATGCGCGAGATGTAGCGGATGTAGAGGACCGTGGCGTTGGCGTGGATGTGCCCGTTCTCGATCTGGAACTCGTCGGTCGAGAGGTCACGGACCTCGATCAATCGGAGGCAGTCGGTCGGGATGGGAAACTTGGCCGTGTACCCCCAAGTCGGGGCGGTCTCACTGGCGGCGAGGGTGGTGCGCTTGACTGCGAAGTTCCACGGGTGTGACCGCAGAACCCGATCGCGCACGAGAGGCCAGTTGCGGTTGCACAACTTGGCTGACTTGGTGCCGTCCGACAGACTCGTGATTGCGCCCTGACCTACCTTGTCCAGGGCGCTATTGCACAGGTCGATGACGGACGGCACCGTTCAGTCCCCGTGTTACTGGGGTTCGAGACGCAGGATTGCGTTCTTGATCCGCTCAAGCTGGACCGCGATGACACCCTTCTCCAGCGTGTCGTCGTAGAGCACCCGGACCGTGTTGGTCAGGGTCAGTGCGGAACCATCTTGCAGGGTCATTGCCTCCTGCTCGGTCCCGACTGCAGCGTCAACAAACTTCTTTGCCATGGTGGTTCCTTTGGAAAAACGGGGACCGAAGTCCCCGGTTCATCACGGGCCAGAGAAGTACAGGTCCACGTAGGCGGTGCCCGAGCCCGGCAGCGCGGCGGTTCCAACGGTCAGCAGCACAGTCTCCTCGGCCGTCAGGGCGTCATCGTCAGCGGCGGTGTTGACACCGAACAGCGTGGGGGCTGCAGCAGTGAACACCGCAGCAGCGCGGTACTTGCCCGTGGCGCCCGAGATACCGATGGCCACCGTTGCCGAGGCACCCATCGTCGCCGAAGCGTTGAGGATACCGAAGGCGAAGCGGTAGCCAGCCGGGACCTTGGCCAGCACGATGTCGTCACCGGACGCTTGCGCGGCCATGGTGAAGGAGGCACGGAAGCGACGCAGCCGACCCCCATGGATGCCGCCATCGGGCTTCGTGTTGGGCGTGGTGCCGAAGCCAGCGACTTCGTTTGCGTAGGTTGTTGTCATGTCGTGTGCTCCTTACAGATCGCAGATGATCTCGACGACCTTCTTTTCCTCGGTACGCGTGGCGCCGAAGGTCCCTTTCACGTACACCTGCGTGGCGTAGGACTTGTCCGCACGCTCGCTGATCTTCGTGTTGATGTCGTTCCACATGCCCAGGTGCATGCCCGACTTGGCCCATGCGATGCAGCGGCGATCACCCGAGCCGTCGACGCCGAGACGCTCGCACTGGATGAACTTGAAGCCGAGGAACGTGTCCACGTTGCCCTGCACCAGCGCCTTGACACTGTTGTAGTCCGAGGAGGTCACCTCGGTCGTGCCCAGCAGGTTGTCCATCTGCACCGCGGTGACCGCGATGTAGAGGGGGTCCGACTCCACATCGACCTCGTTGGTCAACAGGATGCGGCGGGCCTGACGCAGCTTGGCAACGGTCATGCCGGTGCCGCCGACAGCGATCTGCTGGGTGGCGGTGGCAAACGCGGTGCTCGTGGAGCCGTTCTCGCCCGTCATCGAGGTGCCCAGGGCGGCCGAGATGATCAGGTCGTCCATGGCACGACCCAGCGCATAGGCGCCGTTCATGGCGTAGGGGCTCGTGGGGTCGATCAGCATGCGCAGCTTGTCCTGATCGTCGATCATGTCGGCCCACTCGTAGTCCGTGGGGAAAACCCAGCGGGCGTCGTGCGGGGTGCTGATCAGGGGCGTGTCAGCGTGGCGGCTGGTTCGGGCTTGCGCCGTCACCGCGCCGATCTGTTCGACAGCCTTGGCTGCTTTGCCGGTGTAGGAACCGACTGTCACGCAATCGCGCAACTTGGAACCGCGCTGCTGCAGCAGCAACGAGACATTGCTCGAATACTGCTGGACGAATGCGGTGGTAACTTGGAAACTCATGGTGGTTACTCCGAATAAAGTTGAAACAAGTGACCGAGGGCTTGGTTCGACTTATCCACCACGAGTGGGGTCAAGGAATCCGGGAATCTGAGTCTCGGTTGTCCTGACGGGCCGACTCAGTGTTTTCCGGGTAGCGGGGGTCGGTACTTCCCCCGCTGGTTGTAATCCTAGCACATAATTTTCGAGTTGGGTGCAAGTGTTCACGATGGTTTGCGTTTCCCCGAAAATCCCATGCTTGGATGCCGCTGGGATCAGCACCTCCATGAGACGCAAGCGGACCTCATCCGCCTGCATACGCGGCCTCCATGAGCCGGGACATCTTGCCCACGGCATCCTTGTCACCCGAGAGGTACTTGTCCATGAACGCCTTGTCCAGCTTTAGGTCGGCGATCTGGGCCTTGGCCTGCGCCGGCGTGGTGCCGAACCCACCCTCCCCGCGCTCCCCGGCGAAGGTGTCCTCGCCCATCTTGGACCCGAGAGTGGCGAACAACTTGAGCATCTCGGCGGTCCCGAGTTTCTCCTCGTAGGCCGCGAGTTTTCCAGCGTCCAGACCCAGCGCAGCGACGGCCCTGCGACCCGCGCCGATGTTCGTGTCGAACGCCTGACCCCACTCCTGCTTGAGCGACCCAATGGCCTTCTCGGACTCCTGCGCCTGCTGCGCCTGGAGTTTCTCCTGCAGCGAGCCGGACATGCCATTCCACTCGGTGTAGAGTTGCTGCGCCTGCTTGGCGCTCAGACCCAGTTTGTGCGCGGTCCCCTTGAACCAGTTCGTCAGTTCCGGGTCAGCACCCTCGGGCGGGCGAATGCCATACTCGTCGGGGCTCGCCGGCCGTCCGAGCTTGGAGTAGAAGGCGTCGAGTTGCTCGGGGGTCGCGTTCTCGGGCGGCAGTTCCAAGAGGTTCTTGGCGCCGCCAGCGAACTTCTCCAGATTTCGGTACGACATCAGGAGATCCTGGGGTTCCTTCCACCCCTTGTTGCTCACGTAGGCGTTCGTGTCCTCGTCGAACGCAGCGGTCCAGACTGAGCCCGGGCTCGGTTGTGCCGTGGGTGCGACACCGGCAGGCGCAGCACCAGCACCGGGGGCACCGGCTCCAGCGCCACCGTTATCGCCCAGCAGGGCGGCAGCAGCATTTGTCATTGGGGAATCCTTGGTTAAAACGTCGTCGGTTGCGCGATACCGCGAATGGCGGCCATGAAGCCGGTTTGCATGTCAGTTGCACCAATGCTGATCCACCGCTGATCCAGACCAGTGGTCGCACGCAGTTTGGCGATGTAGTCGCCACATGCTGCAGCCAACGCCTTACCCTCGTTCATCAGCGCCACTTCGGCCTCACTCAGTTGGCGATAACCAGTAATCTTCGGTTGCATAAAATGCGTGTCACTCATTTGGGGAATCCTCGATCAAGTTGATGATGTCCTCGTCGGTCAGGTTCAGATGCGCGACTATCCTCAGCCACACTTCGCGCCTGCCTTCGAGGAGGTAGGTGGTCTGGACATTGTTCACGTCTGCCGTGGGCACGGATGCCCGGCAAAAGCGCCGCAGGTCGGCCAGCACCTTGCGACCCTGTGGATTGTTGAACGTGGCCCGGTAGGCTCGGCCGCGGATGAGCGTCAGGGGATTGAGGTTCATGCGCCCTGCAGCAACTGGTTCGCCTGCGCCGCGTCCTTCATGGCACCAGCGATCGGCTGCGCCGCCTGGACCATCGCGGCCATCTGCTCCTGTTCAGCCCGCTGGGCCCGGATCGCATCGACCTGATCCTGGCTGCGCAGCACGGGCGTCGGCACCCCGGAGACCTCGGCCGTCAGGCGGGCCAGTGCGTCACGGTCGAACACATCGAGCACGCTCGGGTCGATCTGGGCAAACGGGGCCAGCAACTCCATGGTGCGCTGCACACCGACCAACTCCTCGGCCCGAGCCATGCGGGACATCGGGGAGTCGTAGACGATCTCGTAGTCGCCCCCGGCCTCCACGAGTTCGGGCGGCATCGGCGGCAGGATGCGGTGGAACATCAGGAGGTCGAGTTCGCGCTCGATCTGCGGCCCGAGCGCCTCGGACTGCTGGCGCCCCATCGTCGGGGTCAGGAGCATCCCCTTCTCCTGCGCCCGGATCAGCGCCTCGGTGGCGGTCATGCGCGGAGTGTCCACGAGGATCTGGAACAGGGTCACGAGGAACGCATCGTCGATGGCGATGCGCCGCTGCTCCATCTTCTGTTCGTTAATGTCCACCCGGGCACCCGTGGTGAACGGCTGGATCATCTGCTGACCGTTGCGGTTCACGCCACCCGGGTTCAGACCACCGGGCTGCATGCGGATCGTGGTGGCCCCGCCGCCCAGGATGCCG